AGATCATTGAGGTTTTTCTCAAGATTGCTGAGACACTGGTATCTGCTCTTGGTTAAGGATCGGAGGTACTATGTCGCGCACTGATATTTCGCAGAACTATTCGCAGAAGGGAATTCGGACTCGAGTCCAGCAAACCAGGAATTTTCCCTGGCAGCCCTGGACTTCCCCCGTAACTCTCGTCACTACGAATTGTCCCTACGATACGGGTTTTCGAACTCGTGCAGGTAATGCGACCTCTGGCTACCAATCTGCCTGTGATAGTGGTAATTTGCCGGAGAACTACTTCAATTACTCGGAGTCGTTCGACAGTCATTGCCAAGGTAGAGATCGTTCGGAATCAGCCACGTACCCGAAAACCCGCGTCGATACCTATGGTATCTTCGAGGATATAACGTGTAACATGGCTCCTTACCAAACGATCGCGTCCCTCCTTCAGTCAAACCTTGACAACAAGGTTCGTCAGAAGCTTCTCGAACGAGTTAAAGATAGTGATGTCAACCTTGGTGTCATTTGGGGTGAACGTGAGCAGACGTTTCGTCTTCTCGCAGATGCCCTTAAGAAACTAGGGAAGGCTTACAATCAAGCTCGATCGGGTAACTTCTCAGGAGCAGGGCGAACACTCACCGGTTCAACCGGACGTGCTAGCTCAACTATCGCAAGGAATTGGCTTGAACTTCAGTACGGATGGCTCCCTCTAATGTCCGATATCTATGGGCTTTGTGCTACCGTGCACAAGGCGTCTCGACATCGGGAATATGTGGTCGTCCGTTACCGTAGTAAAATCCAAGATTCGTTTAGTGACGTCTTTTCGGCAGCGGACAGTCTTCACTATCGCACGAGCGAATCATTCTATGAATCATCCGCAAGGGTGAAGATGAGAAGTTCCTCTATGTTCTTATCTACTGCCTCTGAGCTTGGTTTAACCAATCCTTTGGCGGTCGCTTGGGAACTAGTGCCTTTCTCCTTTGTAGTCGACTGGGCTCTTCCTATTGGTTCATTTTTAAACCAAATCGATGCGTCGGTGGGCTGGACGTTTGTAACGGCCAGCCTAACGAAGTATAGTAAGGATAGCGCTAAGACGATAAAGGTGTCAAAAAACTTGCCAGCTGTTTTTGCGTATCGTGAATGCAATGTGGTTCGAGAGATGCATCGGATGTCAGTCGTTAGGGCCGGGATTGTTTCCTGGTCTCAACTCCTGTCTCTGCCGTATATCAAGAACCCTATCTCACTCACTCACGCAGCTAATGCCCTGGCTTTATTAACTTCTAAGAGGTAATTACCATGGCTATTATTGCCAATATGACTATCGCGGATGGCGCAGCCACTCCCGTAAACCATACGTTCACCGCTAAAGGCGTGTTGAATGGCGTCGCGAAATGGAAAGACCAAGTCTCTGGTGTTGAACTCGGTATGCCCACGATCACTGCTTCGATTCGTGAGTCGACTAAGACCAACCCGATGACGAAAGTCACCATCAAGCTTCGCCTGCCGGCGCTCGAGACGGACCCAAGTTTCTTGGTTCCAACCCTCGCTTATGAGGACTCGTGCACCATTGAGTTCTTGACGCATACTCGCGATACGCTTCAGAATCGCGACGATTTGCAGACCTTCGTTTACAACATGCTCAATCAGTCTGCTATGATTGCGCTTGTGAAGGACCGCGAAGTTATCTGGTAACCGTGAAATTCGGCTACTAGCGTAACTGACGTCAACCACTCAATAAAGGCCTCCTATGAAGACCCG